GAAAACCTAAACTAAATAAAGAAAATTATAAAAAACCTAAATCCGAAGAACATAGACAAAAAATGAGAGAATCTGCCAAGTTATCTTGGGAAAAAAGAAGGAATAACTCCAATTCTAGGTAATCAACATTTCTATCACCAGTTAACTCGTAAAGCGGTCATTCTATTCGGTAGAATGTTTGATGATATCCATGTTATTAGAACAAATAGTAATACAGGAAAAGAGGTTAACAGGTTTCTTGTTCCTATCATATATGCTCCAAAGGAAAAGATGGTTACTCGTATCTTTTCTGATCCAGACCTATTGAAACAGTTACAGGTGGTTCTACCTAGGATGAGTTTCGAGGTAACAGGTATCAGCTATGATGCCAATAGAAAACAAAACTCACTTTTAAAAGCTGCTAAAGCAAATACCTCAAGCCATGTATCGTCAATGTATATGGGAGTTCCATATGATATTACGTTTGCATTAAACATATATGCTAGAAACATAGATGATGGTGCACATATTGTAGAACAAATTCTACCATTTTTTAATCCAGATTTTACTGTCACTACAAACATGATTCCTGATTTAGGATTCTTGAAAGATATTCCTATTATATTAAACACAGTGACAAACTCTATAGAATATGAAGGAAATTATGATTCGGTACGTTATGTAAACTGGACGTTAACCTTTACGATGAAAATGTATTACTATGGCCCAATTTCATATCCAAAAATTATTCGTACCGTATATGCAAATATCTATAATGATCCTTCTCTGAAATCTGGATATATTACAAGACTTAATGTAACAGGAGCAAATGGTACTTTTAAGGCTGATGATTTGGTATACACAGGCAAGAATGTCGATACAGCCAATGCTTATGGTATAGTTATCAAATATGCAGCTAATACCGGTAAATTAACTCTTGGAGCCACCCAAGGTCAGTTTAGAGTTAATAATACAATACATGCAGTATCTACAAATGGTGTATGTAGAATAGCATCTTTCGATGAATCTCCTTTACAGTTAACAGAAATTAAGATCACTCCTGATCCAATCAATGCTAAACCAGGAGACGATTATGGATATACAGTAGATATTACAGAATGGCCAGATATTGAGGAATAATTATGGGACTCGACAAAAATTTATCAGATGCTTTAGGTATTGATCATACCCCCGTTGAAGTAAAATCACAGAATGTAACAGTATATGAACCGGAACCAGAGGTTATCAATACTGTAAAGGATCAGGAAGAAGATTATCTACTGGCCCGTAGGGTCTTGCGTAATTTGATTCAGAAAGGTAATGATGCCATTGATGAAATCTCAGTTATCGCTAGACAGCAAGAATCAGCAAGAGGTTTTGAAGTTGTGTCTACCCTTATTAAAACAGTAGGTGATACAACTAAAGACTTGTATCAACTACAAAAAATGACAAAAGACCTTAAAGGTCCTGATCCTGATAGTGATCCTCGTAAAAAGAATACTGATAGTAATATTAATGTCGAACAGGCTGTATTTGTAGGATCGGCCGCAGAGTTATTGTCCGCCATTAAAAAGAAGAAAGAAGAAGATGGCGAGAACACCGTATAGTTATCAAAATAATCCTAATCTTCCAAATGAACAATATAGACACGCTTTTACTAAACATGAACTGGAAGAATATCAAAAGTGTATAGATGATCCTGTTTACTTCGCTAAAAAGTATGTCAGAATTATTAACGTCGATCAAGGTCTAATTCCATTCAGAATGTGGGATTTCCAGGAAGATATGGTTAATACCTTCCACAACAACCGTTTCTCTATTTGTAAACTTCCTCGTCAGGTCGGCAAATCTACCACTAGCGTAGCATATATCCTACATCAAGTATTATTCAACGAACAGTTTGTGGTCGCTATCCTTGCTAACCGTGCACCTACAGCCCGTGAGTTGCTAGGTAAACTGAAACTAGCATTTGAATATCTACCTATGTTTTTAAAACAAGGCATCAAAGAGTGGAACAAAGGATCTATTTGGTTAGCCAATGGTTCTAGAGTTCTAGCCGACTCAACCTCAGGATCATCTGTTCGTGGTTTCTCATTCAATTTAATCTTTCTGGATGAGTTTGCGTTCGTTCCCAATAATATTGCAGAAGAGTTCTTTATGTCAACCTATCCTACCATTTCATCTGGTCAGAAATCTAAGGTTGTTGTGGTATCTACACCAAATGGTATGAATCTATTCTACAAGATGTGGATGGATGCTACTGAAGGTAGATCAGACTATAAATTCATTGAGATACATTGGTCTAGAGTACCTGGTCGTGATCAAAAATGGGCAGAACAAACTATTCGTAATACTAGTCAGAGACAGTTCGATCAAGAATTTGGTTGCGAGTTCTTAGGTTCTACGAATACTCTAATTAGCGGAGCTAAACTTCGTTCACTTTCATTCCGTAATCCAATTGAAAGTAATGACCATCTTGACATATATGAACATCCTGTTCCAAATCGTACCTATGTCATGTGTGTCGATGTCGCTGAAGGACAAGGCCTTGATTATTCAACATTTAACGTATTCGATGTTACTGAAATACCTTATCGACAGGTGGCTAAATACAGGAACAACGAAATTGCTCCGTTGCTTTTACCAACGGTAATTTATTCGGTTGGTATGAAATATAACGAAGCATTTGTATTAGTAGAAATCAATTCTATCGGCCTTCAAGTTGCAGATATTTTACACTTTGAACTTGCATATGATAACCTTCTAAAGTTCCAGATTAAAGGTAAACAGGGCACTCAGGCATCTGGAGGGTTTGGTGCAGGTAAAAACAAAATTGCTTTTGGTTTAAAGACTACGTTACAGAGTAAGAATATAGGATGTTCAAATCTAAAAGCATTAATAGAATCGGATAAACTATTGTTATGTGATGCTGATACGATCATAGAATTATCTTCTTTTTCCGCCGCTAGAAAAACATTTGCTGCTGAAGAAGGAAGTAATGACGATCTTGCGATGACATTGGTACACTTTGGTTGGCTTACCTCCCAGAGACTATTCAAAGAAACTGTATCAAATGATGTAAGAAAAGTTTTACAAGCAGAACAACTAGATATCCTGGACAGAGAAATTACTCCGTTTGGATATATCGACGATGGTCTAAATGATATTGTGGAGAAAGATGATTCTGGTGACCTATGGAGAAGCGAGAGAGAACAATTATATCCATTTGATGACTTTAATTTTACCAAAAATAGTAACTGGTAATTTTTCTAAAAACATCAAATTGCTAAATAAAGGTGAAATGGAAATTATACACCATTCCAACCTATAAAAGGAGTAAAAGATGGCATATTCACTTTCCCCTGGTGTAACATGGTCAGAAATCGATTTAACGACCATTGTTCCATCCGTTTCTACGTCAGTGGGTGCGTTTGCCGGTGATTTTAATTGGGGTCCAGTTGGTGAAATATTTACAATTAGCAATGAATTAGACCTAGTTCGTTATTTCGGTAAACCAGACTCAAATACATACACATCATTCTTCACCTGTGCAAACTTTCTATCTTATGCTCAGAATTTGAAGGTCGTTCGTGCAGCAAATACAACTGCACTAAACGCTACTACAGGCACACTAGGTGTTCTTATTAATAATGAAGATAAATATGATGCTCTATTCTCTGATGTCGATACTGCAAATACTTCTGGCATGTTTGCCGCTCGTTATCCTGGTGATCTAGGTAACGGTCTAAGAATTTCTGTTTGGGCATCCGCAAACACACTAGCATATGCTTCTTGGGAATATGCAAATGAGTTTCAAAGAGCTCCTAGCACATCTAACTATGTTGCTACAAAAGGTGGTGCTAACGACGAAATGCACATTATCGTTGTTGATCCATTTGGTAAGTTTTCTGGAGTTGCTAATACCGTCCTAGAAAAGTATTCTTTCGTTTCTAAGGCATCCGATGCTAAAAACGATGATGGTTCATCAAATTATTATGCCGATGTTTTAGCACAACGTTCAGAGTATGTGTGGCCAATTAACCATGCTCTAAACTCAACCACTTTGGTTATTGAAACATCAACATGGGGTGATCTTGCTCAAGGAACAACCTTTGCACAAACTAGCAACTTTTATACGATGAACTTCCGTGAAGGTAGCCGCGGCGGTGCTGTTCAAAACAGCGATGTCATTAGTGGTTATGATAAGTTCTATAGCCCAGAAGATGTTGATATTTCACTAGTTATGACCGGTAGTGCATCTCAGTTGGTATCGGAATATGTAGTCGATAATATTGTAGGATATCGTAGAGATTCTGTAGCATTTATTTCACCATTAATGAATGATGTTGTTAATAATGCTGGCCAGGAAGCTACTGACATCATTACATATCGTAATGACTTTAGTTCATCTTCATATGCTGTTATGGATTCTGGCTGGAAAAAACAGTTCGATAAGTATAATAACGTTTATCGTTGGGTTCCACTCAATGGCGATATTGCTGGTCTATGTGCCCGCACAGACTTCGAAAGAGACGCTTGGTTTTCACCAGCCGGTTTCAATCGTGGAAATATCAAGAATGTTGTTAAACTATCTTGGAATCCAAATAAAACTTATAGAGACGAACTATACAAGAATGGTATTAATCCAGTTGTAGAGTTCAAAGGCGAAGGTGTTGTTCTATATGGCGATAAGACCATGCTTGCTAAACCAAGTGCTTTCGACCGTATCAACGTTCGTCGTCTATTCATTGTTCTCGAAAAGGCAATCTCTAAGGCTGCCAAGTATTCACTATTCGAGTTCAATGATGAATTTACCCGTGCCCAATTTGTTGCTCTTGTTGAGCCATTCCTTCGTGATGTTAAGGGCCGTCGTGGTATATTTGACTTCAAGGTTGTTTGTGACGATTCAAACAACACTCCTGAGGTCATTGACAGAAATGAGTTCATCGGGGACATTTATATTAAGCCAGCCCGTTCTATCAACTTTATTCAGTTGAACTTCGTAGCGGTTAGAACTGGTGTTGCCTTCTCCGAAGTTGTTGGCAAGTTCTAATAAATAAAGACAAAGGAGAATTAAGAAATGGCATTTAATGTTCAAGCATTTAGAGCAAGTCTTGTCACCGATGGAGCAAGAGCAGCCCTATTTGACGTGGCTATTACATTTCCTAACGTGTTGGGTGCCCCAGGGGCGCCCGCACAGCAGGTAACGTTTAAGGCACGTTCAACATCCCTACCAGGCGACAGTGTTTCTTCGATTCCTGTTAATTACTTTGGTCGTGAGATCAAGGTAGCAGGAACCAGAACATTTCCTGACTGGTCATTCACAGTTATCAATGATGAAGATTTTGCTATCCGCAACGCTTTTGAAAGATGGATGTCCGGTCTAAATTCACATGTTGCTAACCTTCGTAACGGTGGTCTTGCTGTTGCTGCACAGTATCAGGTAGACGCTTTCGTTACACAGTATGCAAAAACAGGTGAACCTATCAAGGTATATAAAATTGTTGGTGCGTTCCCAACTGACGTTTCTGCAATCGACCTTGATTGGGCATCCGGTGACCAGATTGAAGAATTTGCTGTTACCTTCGCCTATCAGTGGTGGGAATCTCTAGGTCCAATTTCACCTACAACCGATTCTTCATCAGCTTAATATACTACACCAAGAATTCCATGGAGAGAAATCTCCATGGAATTTTATTCTAATAAAAGGATTATATTGTGAAATTATTTGGTTTCGAAATTGGTGCTGAAAAGCAGATACCAAAACAAGATAATGATACAAATAAGAAAACATTTAGCATACCCTCCAATGATGATGGAGCGGTAACGGTTGCTGGTGCCGGTTACTATGGAACATATGTCGATCTAGACGGCACATTCCGCAACGAAACTCAACTAATTACCAAGTATCGAGAACTTGCCATCCAACCAGAAATGGAAACAGCGTTGGATGAAATCGTCAATGAGGCGATTGTTATCGAAGATTCTGGTACTTCGGTCGAAATCAACTTGGACGAACTTAAAGTTCCTGCAAGTATTAAAAAAAGAATTGAAGATGAATTTGAATATATCTTAAAACTACTCAATTTTGGTAATATGGGTCATGACATCTTTCGCAGATGGTATGTTGACGGCAGATTATTTTACCATATGGTAGTTGACGATGAAAACTTATCATTAGGTATTCAAGAATTAAAGTATATTGATCCTCGTCGTATCCGTAAGATTCGTGAAATTCAAAAAATGAAAGATCCTCAAACAGGTATCGATCTTATCAAAAAGCAAATAGAATATTATCTCTATAATGAAAGAGGTATGATTGGTTCTGGAACCAACTTAGGTTCTAAAATTGCTCTAGATTCCATAGTAAATGTTAATTCAGGTATCATGGATCCAAAACAAACCATGGTACTTTCATATCTACACAAATCAATTAAACCATTCAATAACCTTAGAATGGTAGAAGATGCAACAGTCATTTATCGTCTCTCCAGAGCGCCGGAGCGTCGAGTATTCTATATCGACGTAGGTAACATGCCTACAGTTAAAGCAGAACAATATGTTCGTGATATTATGGTTAAATACCGTAACAAATTAGTCTACAATGCTGATACTGGTGAAATTAAAGATGATCGTAAACATCTATCTATGCTAGAAGATTTTTGGTTACCTAGACGAGAAGGATCTAAAGGAACTGAGATTAGTACCTTAGAAGGTGCTAGAAATCTTGGTGAACTGGAAGATGTTAAATATTTTCAGACCAAACTATATAAAGCACTTGGTGTTCCAATTTCTAGACTAGAACAGAATCAAGGATTCTCCTTGGGTCGTACCACAGAAATCACTAGAGATGAAATTAAGTTCAACAAATTTGTTACCAGACTTCGTAATAAGTTTTCCATACTATTCGATGATCTATTGAGAGTCCAATTGGTACTTAAAAAGGTATGTACCGAAGAAGAATGGAAAGAATTTAAAGAAGATATCTGGTATGATTATAAAAAAGACAATAACTTTGATGAAATTAAAGAAGCGGAATTGTTAAATCTCCGACTTGATACCTTAATTAAGGTCGATCCTTTTGTCGGTAAGTATTATTCTGCACTATGGGTTCGTAAAAACATTCTTCAACAAACAGATGAGGATGTTGAAGAGATTAATCAACAGATCGAAGTTGAAAATCAAACACAACAGGCTGTTATGCAACAGCAACAGAATCAAATGGTACAACAGCAACAACAGGATATGCAGAATCAAATTGAATTTGGTGCCCAGCAACAAATGGCTCAAGCTCAAATTGATAAACAGGTCCAACAGATTTCAGGACCAGATCAAGGTCCTGGTAAGTCTGAAACCACTAGTCGTGATCATGAACAGTCTATGATGGATAAGAAGATTAAACTGGCACAGATTCAATCTAATAAAGGGTCTGCTTCCACTAAAAAGAAATCTGCTGTCAAAGAAGCAAAAGATCGTGGTTTAATTTATGTTGGTAATAACCAATATGCTGATCAAGATGGCACATCAAGATATATTATTGAAAACGGTGAACTATCCGAAATTACAACTAAATAAGAAAAAGGGTTTCGTATTGTCTCTAAAAGATTCTGATGTCCGCACACCTGGAGAAAAAGATATTTCTAAGAAGTTCAAACTTTCTTTAGGAAAAGTTCGACAGTTAATTAAACAAGGTGCAAAACACGAAAAAGAACATAATACTAATCAGAAAAAGGCTGAAGAAGTTGCTAGAGACCATATTGCCGAGAGACCTGATTATTATAAGATGCTGAAAAAAGCGGTGAAATCCAAGGTTTCTATTAAAGAATTTTCAGGAGTTGGTATTCCTGGAGGTGTAGAAGGAATCAATAACTCTAGGTCATTAAGAAAGAATGACCAATTAGAGGAAAGTCCTCTAAAAGATAAAGCTAAAAAAGTTGCTATGGCCGGAATGACAGCAGCTAATATGTATACCATGTCAGATGTCATGAGTCGTGCAAATGAAGGTGGTCGAGGTTCACCAAAAGGTGATATTGTAAAAGTAGCATCAGCATTACCTGGTGCCGCAGGTTGGGGAGCCCCCGCGGTACATTATGGTAAAAAAGGATATGATATTGCAAAACAAGCATTAAAAAAGAAGAAGGCTAATATGGAAGAAGAAAAGAAAATGGGCAATCCTTGCTGGAAGGGTTATAAGGCCTACGGCATGAAAAAGAAAAATGGCAAAGAAGTTCCCAATTGCGTTCCTGTTGAAGAACAGGAAGCTAGTGCTACTCGATACACAGATCGTCCAACTTATGAATCTGCGGCCTGGCAACGCAAAGCTGGTAAAAACCCAGAGGGTGGTTTGAACCGTAAAGGTATTGCTTCATATCGTAGAGAAAATCCGGGTTCTAAACTTTCAATGGCCGTTACAACTGAACCATCAAAGTTGGATCCAGATAGCAAACCAGCAAAGCGTCGTAAGTCTTTCTGTGCCCGTATGGGCGGAATGAAAGGTCCTATGAAGGACGAAAAAGGTAGACCAACCCGTAAGGCACTAGCATTGCGTAAGTGGAATTGCGAGGAAGAAAATAAATTACCTCAGACATCAGAGAGAGGAATTTACGAAGGAGATGTTGTAAATTTTGTTCCTAAAACTCCTACTCGTAAAGTAAAAGTTGCTGGTGGAAATAAAGAAGAAATAGATAAGCAACGTAAAAATCTCGAAAAATATCATAAAGCTCGGTTAGTTAAAAATAAAGAGGCTGGAAATAAACAATTGGATGAATTAACACCTTTAACTCCAGCCAATTTAGGTAATTATATTAAAAGTGCAGCCAAGTCCCGTAAAAAGTCTCTTGAAGGACCTAAGGCAGATATTAAGACTTGGGGTAAAAGACAAAAAGGTATTACGACTGCTATAAATAAATTAACATCAGAAGATGCTAACAGACCAGATAAAGATTTGGAAGCAAAAACTTATACTGGTGCAACCGGAATAACCAAAACAATACACGAGGACACTAAAATGGAAACCAAAGACCTTATCAATGAGGCTATTGAGAATATTATTGATGAAAACTTGAATGAAATGAAAACCAATTTGGTAACAGTCATCAATGAAAAAGCTATGGAAAAACTTGAAGAGAAGAAGAAGGCTATTGCTGCCAATTATTTCGCTCAGTAAGGATTAGATTATGAAAACTCTCAAGCAGATTAGAGAAGAATATAATAAAAAATTTTCAATCGAAGAAGATAATTCTATCGATGAAATCGTGCTTGATGAGGCTAAAATGAAACTTAGCACTGGTATTCCTTCATCAAAAGAGATGCCTGTTTTGCTTATGTTTAGACGTATTCAATATAGAATATATCCTGATAAGCAAGTGGTAGCACTATATTATTCTAGGATGGTCGATAAGTATCTATCTATTCCATTTGGACCTAAAGGCAATTTAAATTTAAGTGAAGCCGTTATATATGATAATCTAGAATCTGTGGAAGAAGGTACTACTTGGGAAACTCTCAAAGGTGCTGCACAAGGAGCCATTGCTGGTAGAGCAGGCGGTCTTGCAGGTATGGCCGCAGGTGCGGTCGCGGGAGGTTCAAAGGGGTATATTAAAGGTAAATATGATGAATTAAAAGCTAAAATGAGGCAGAAAAAAACACAATCTAAAAAAGATGATACAGAATCGGGATCATCCAGTTCTTCAGATTCTAATCTAGGTATTAAACCTATAGGAGGTTTTAAAAGACCTATAGGTCATATTAAAACAGGATCATCATGGTCATCATCTTCTAAAGGTGATGCTGTATATCAATCAAGAATGAAATCTGCGGCTGCAAAAGAAGCTCGTCAAGTATCAGTTCAAGAAAATAAAATTTCAGACCTTCGTAAGATGATTAAAGAAGATATGGATAATATGGAACTTTCAATCAACGGAAGGCAAGTTACACTAAATACATCTATGGCAAAAAGAATACTTGAAGTTTATGATTCGGTCAATACCAGAAACAAAAAGATTGTTGAAGGTATGTTAAATGAAGACCTAGAGTCCTTCAAGAGACTACTTAACTTTTCAATTAGGAATTAAAAATGGCAAATGTTATCACACAAACAAAACTAATCGATAGCACAAAAAGAGCTTTGATTAGATATGTCATCCGTTCTGATGGAACGGCCGAGGCTAATACTAAAATTCTTGATGTTTCAGGATTAGCATATTCTTTAAATACAAGCGGTAAGATTATGACAGGTAATACCGCTTCCAGAAATCTATATAGAACTTCCATTGTCAGAGTTTTTGGTAGTTATGCTGCTAAGAATAAGGGTCATCTTGAACTAGGTTGGGAAAGCACCAACGGTTCAAACAATGTCAATGGAATACTAACAGTTGGTGAAGGTTTTTTTGATTATAACTTCACAGGCCTTGGACACGGTGATGCTGTATCAACACCTACATCTAATGTTAATGGTGACATTATTCTAACAGCAAGTTTAACTAACTTGGATAATATTACCATTTATATTGACCTAAAGAAAAATAGTAATGACTTCGATGCTGGCCAGACTGCCGATCCAGCAGCATTTAACGTTACAGGTATTCCATAATGTCTAAACTACTAGAATCTATACTAAACGAAAATTATATTTCAGCAAATGGACTATTTGAAGAAAAATTGTCTGAAATTCAAGAAAAAAAATTGATTGAAATGAAAAAGTATATTCAAGCTGAAGCTATAGGTGGTTTAACTAAAGCGGATATTGAAGCGAGACGTAAAGCAGGATATGTAAGAGCATCCGAGGTTTTACCGGATCCTCGTGATATTGTTATAGGCGGCATAAAACCAAAATCACAAAAAACTGAACCAAAACGTAAAAAAAAGTTGGAAGAAGATAAGCCAATACCTGATGCCGCTCTAAGAGCAATTGAAGCAAGAAAAGTAAGAAAAAGAAAATCGTCAGAACAGGATCAAGCTGCACCTGAGCCTGAAAAAGAAACTAAAACATTTAAACATGCTGCATCAAAAGGTTTAAAAAGAACACTCGGTCGAGTAAAAATTGGAGTAAATAGTGCAATAGGAGCCGCTTTCAATGCAAAAAGAGCGGCTGCAATTGGTTCTAGACTCGCACAACAAGGTGTTAGAAGTTTAAAAAAATCAGCAAAGGACACTGCATTGAAAGCAGTATCCGATCCTCTTGCGGCCGCTGGTCAAGCAGCCTCTGCGGTAGGTAAAGGTGTAGAAACTGCTGCAAAAGGAGCAGCATCTACATCTAAGAATGTATATAAAAATGCCAGAACTTCTGGCACAAAAACTAATACTGCACTAAGATATATTGCCGGAGCATTAAGAAGTGTAGAAGAAGAATCAAAGCCTAGAAGAAAAATTATTCTAAGAAAAAAATCTCGTTCCAATACATTAAGGATTATAAAAGATAAATATAAGACCAAAGCCACTAACGTGGCTATTGAGGAATAATAAATGAAACTTATTACAGAAGAAATTCAAGACGTTCAGTATCTTGTAGAAGAAGATGGTAAGGGTGGTAAAAACCATTTCATTACAGGTATCTTCATGCAGGCTGAAAAGCAAAATAGAAATGGCCGTGTATATCCTATGTCCGTTCTTTCAAAAGAGGCAGAGAGATATAACCGAGATTACGTTTCTAAAGGCAGAGCATTTGGTGAACTAGGGCATCCTGAGAATCCTCAGATCAACCTAGATCGTGTTTCCCATCTGATCACCAAACTATATCCAGATGGTAATAATTTTATTGGTAAAGCAAAGATTTTGGATACTCCTAACGGTAAAATTGTTAAGAGTCTACTAGACGGCGGTGCCAGTCTTGGTGTGTCAACTAGAGGTGTAGGATCTCTTAGATCACATAATGGTTACCAACAGGTACAAGACGACTATAAGTTAGCAACTGCGGCAGACGTTGTAGCTGACCCTAGCGCACCAGACGCTTTTGTGCGAGGTATTATGGAAGGCAAAGAGTGGATTTTAGAAAATGGAAAATGGACAGAGGTTGATTTTTATAGAGCTAAAAAGATGATTACAGAAACCTCAAAAAGCGATCTTGAAGCAGTAGCCTTGAAGATTTTCGAGAATTATTTCTCAAAACTTTGAATATACTAAATATAACTTAGGAATAAAAGGAGTATCATTCCAATGGCATCACTAACAGAAGCAGCAAAGGCTGTTCTAGAGGGAAAGGTTCTGGAAGAAGGTATCCCAACAGTAGGTTCACTATCTGGCGGTACATCAAATCCAAACCCAGTTGATAATTCAACTGCCTCTACATCCAATGCTAAGACATTAAAACCAAAGTCTAAAGCATCAGAATCCGATCCAAAGCATAATGAAGCAGAGGATCTAGATGGAGCAACACCAACTTCTACCGCTAAGGAGAACCTTGGTGCTAAAGCTGCTGATAAGAAGGATTCATCCAAGTCTTCTCACTCAAGCGTTTCAGCGGAGCCAACGAAAGCATTACATGCGGAAGAAGCTGAAGAAGAAGGTATGACAATTGCCGAGCGTGTAAAAGCCCTCAAAGAAGCCAAAAAAGAAAAGGCTGAAAAAGAGGATGAAGAAGAAGATGAGAAGGAAGATTCTAAAGAAGATCGCAAGGAAGATAAGAAAGAGTATGGTAAATCTCGTCCTTCTAAAAAAGAAGAAGATGATGAACTAGATGAAGAGATTGAACTCTCCGAGGAACTAGAAGATTTCATCAACGAAGGTATTGAACTCGGTCTTTCAGAAGAAGAGATTCTTGCAGCAATTGAAGAAAATTTTGAGTTTGTCACAGAAGAAGAAACTGTTGATACTCTAGAAAACTATCAGGTTGATATGGCTGAACATGTTAATGCCCTTCTAGAAGGTGAAGACCTTTCAGAAGAATTCCATGCTAAAGCTACAACAATCTTCGAAGCAGCAGTTAAGGCTAAACTAGAAGAAGAAGTCGCTCTACTAGAGCAGGCTTACGCAGAAACATTGGAAGAAAAAGTTGCTGAAATTTGTGAGCAACTAACATCTGATGTAGATAACTACCTAAATTATGTTGTTGAACAGTGGATTGAAGAAAATGAAGTTGCTATTGAGTCCGCTCTCCGTAGCGAACTTACAGAGGACTTCATCTCAGGTCTTCGTGCCCTTTGTGCCGAACACTACATCGACATTCCAGAAGAAAAAGTCGCAGTAGTTGAAGAACTATCGCAGGCTCTTGAAGAAACAGAATCCAGACTTAACGAAGAAATTCAACGTAATGTTGAATTGACTGGAATGATTGCCGAGTCTCGTAAGTCTATCCTAGTTTCTCAGGTTTGTGAAGGTCTAACTGATACCCAAGAGCAAAAACTACAGGCTCTTGCGGAGAACGTCGAATATAATAGCGATGAAGAGTTTATCGATAAAATCGAAACACTAAAGGAGAGCTATTTCCCAGTTGCAGTTAAGAGCGATGCTGTTCTTGACACGCTTGTAGAGTCTACAGATCAACAGTCCTCACCAGAGAACTTAGATGGCCGTATGGCACTATATGCAAAAGCTCTTGGTAGAAGCCTCCCAAAGTAATTTTAACTTAATTAAATAGAAAGAAGGAAACTAAAATGTATTTAACAGAAAATCTAGAGAAGAAGTGGTCACCAGTTCTTGACCACGACGGTCTCACAAAAATTAAAGACCCATATCGTCGTGCCGTTACTGCCGTTATCCTTGAGAATCAGGAAAAGGCAATGGCCGAAGATGCTCATACCCTTAACGAAGCTGCACCAACCAACTCAGGTGGTGGTCTAGGTTCAGGTACAAGCGTTGGTTCATACGATCCAATTCTTATCTCCCTAGTTCGTCGTGCTCTTCCTAACCTAATCGCATACGATGTCTGCGGCGTTCAGCCAATGACAGGTCCAACAGGCCTCATCTTCGCTATGCGTTCACGCTTCACAGCAATGGGTGGCCAAGGTCAGGGTACAACAAACGAAGCATTGTTCTTTGAAGCTAACTCTGCTTTCTCTTCACAGAACTCAGGTGCTGGTCTTGCTGGTACCGTTTCTGGTAATGCAGCAAATACTAACCCAGTTCTAGACCTTGCTGATTCAGCAGTCTATGGTACAGGTAAAGGTATGACAACCGCTCAAGCCGAAGCTCTTGGTGACGGCGCTGGTAATCATTTTGCTGAAATGGCATTCGCTATCGATAAGGTTACTGTTACCGCTCGTAGCCGTGCATTAAAAGCAGAATACACCACAGAACTTGCTCAGGATCTTAAGGCAATTCACGGCCTCGATGCTGAGACAGAACTCGCCAACATTCTTTCAACAGAAATCTTGGCTGAAATCAACCGCGAAGTTATCAGAACAATCTATCGTTCTGCTACAGTCGGTGCTCAGTATGGTGTTACAACTG